CGCATTGGTGGCGGTCATATCCGTCCGATATGAAGCCTGAGAATTTCACATCCCTCATAATTTCCGCTGATACGGCCTTTAAAGCCAAGTCAACGTCCGATTATACGGTAATGATTACGATGGGCCTCGACGCTTCTGGCGACATTTACATAGTTGACGTTCACCGTGACCGCTATGAGTTCCCCGAACTCAAGCGCAAGATGATTATGCTCAACAATCAGTGGCGCGGCAAAGGTTTGCGGGGCATTTATGTTGAGGACGCCGCCAGCGGTCAAAGCTTGATACAGGAAATGAAGCGCGAGAGCGGCTTATCGGTTATTCCCTACCGCACTTCTGGCGACAAGGTATCCCGCCTTTCGGCGGTCTTACCGTTAATTGAGGGTGGTCGCGTCCTACTACCGGAAATGGCCCCTTGGTTAGATGCTTTCCATGACGAGTGCCAAACCTTCCCGTCCGGAACCTATGATGATCAGGTTGACGCTCTCAGCATTGGCCTTGACGTACTGGCCCGCACCCCATCCACCGGAGAATATTACAAGCCGCCGTCATTTGGGGCGTCCAGCCTTTTGTCATCCACTAGGTCCGACCTTACCGCTGGGGCATCTTGGCGAAATTGGGGCGAATAAGGGACGATTGATCCCGCATAATCGGAGTAAATAGACCCATGAGTTTATCAAGCACAAATTATCGCGGCGAGTTTACGCCTGAGACAGACGGGATCGTGGTGGATTTAGCCCCTCACGCCAACAAGCTTATGGCGTATGAGGACATATCGGCTGACTTGAGCGACAGTGACGAGCAACGTCTTGTTGATTACGTCAAGGCCGCGATGAAAATGTCTTACGACAGGATCAGCCGCCGCTATGATCATTGGACCGAGGCTGACCGCGCCCATGATGTTTATGTTCGGCCTGACTGCACGGCCTTCCGCGAGAAGGCGGTGATCGCAGACACTCGCGCCATTGCTGATACTGTTCTCACCTACCTTATGGCTGCATTGACGGGCCGCAACCCGATGTTTCAGCTTGAGGGTCTTAACCGTCAAAGCCGCAAGTCGGGTGCGATCATTGAACGGCTCTTACACCAACAGATGCGGCGAACAGCGGGGGAAGCGCGGCTTGCTCAACACTTGCTTGATTGTATTCGATATGGATACGCCCCAACAAAGGTCACTTGGGACAACAAAAACCGGACCAACCAGATCACAAACTTTGATCCGAGGCGCGTATTCCATGATCCGAGGGTCCAGTGGGGCGATTGGGAGAGGATGCAGTATATCATATTCAATGATTATTCATCCTATGACGCCCTTTTACAGAGCGGCATGTACCCCAAGCTGTCGAAGTTCCCTGCCTTGCGGAACCGCCTTACCCCGCCAGCGGGCGGGTGGGAAGCGCACCGCTGGCACAAAGAGGCGGGCCGTGGTTTATCAATAGACCCTGCCGAGCGTAATCACCGTGAGAGTGGAGGGACATATTTTACGCTGGGCGACAGTCGCGTTACTGATGAAATGTGGATACGGCTTGCGGGCTATGAGGTAAACTTGCCTCAGATTGAGGCTCTTTGGATGGTCGTTACTGTCCTTGATGAAAATGTAATTATCCGTTGCCAGCTAAACCCTTACGGGCGGCAATTCCCTGTAACCATTGGCGGGTTGTATCACGATGCCCACAAGACTTATGGGCAATCACTCTATGATCTTCTTTTACCGCTGCACGACATAGCAACTTGGCTGCTACGCAGCCGCATTGACAACGTGCAAGCCGCTTTATCCAACCTGATATTTGTTGATCCCACTCAAGTTGCGATTGGTGACTTAATTGATCGCAATCCTCACGGCCTTGTTCGTACAATGCCAGGGACTAAAGCTGGTGACGGTGTGTTCATTGCACAGGTTCCTGATGTTACGCGCGGTCACTGGAATGACATTGAGGCCATGTCTCAATACAAGCAACGGCTGAGTGCCGCCAGTGACGCCCAGCAAGGCATGCCCACCGCCGAGGGCGGTGTGCGAACTGCCACTGAAATACAGCGGCTAACCCAGTTAGGATCGCAACGTCTTGGCGTTTTGAGCCGTGTCATATCTTCAACATCGGTGCGTCCGATGGTTCGTATGATGGTATCTAACGTACAGGATTTCTTTGCGAATGAGGGGTCTATCAGGTTGGGCGCGGATGACACTGCCGCCCCTGTCGCTGATATGATTAAAGACGGCTACCTTGATTTCAGTTTGCAGGACATGCAGGGCGACATTGATTACTTAGTTGTGGACGGGACGCTTCCGCTTGAGCCGACTAAGAACGCCGAAACTTGGATTAACATGCTCAAGATGCTTAACGAAACTGGCCTGTCGATGGAGTACAACAGCGGCAAGGTTGTTGAGGAAGCGATACGCGCGATGGGCGTTGCTGATCTTGACCAGTTTAAGATTTCCAAAGAGCAACAGGCACAGGGTCCGACCCCTTCTCAGGAAATGATGATGCGTGAAAAGATGCGTGGCGCGAATGTGCAGCCAGCGCAAGACATTCAGCAAGAGGTCCAGAAAGGCAACTTGGTTCCGATGCGGGGGCCGAAACAATGAAGCCTCGCAGCCCCCATTGGGACAATTTAGTTGAGGCATCCACCCAAGATTATGTGAACGCCCGTATCTCGGAAGAATTATCGTCAATAAGGGACGACATAGACGCCATAAAAGGGGCATTATTGGCTTTGAAAGACACATCAAAGTTCGACTTGGGCGGTTTCATACGCCGTTTGAACAATGTTGAGGAAGCAATGAGGGTACATGACAAGTCCACATAGTAGCGTTTTAGCGTCTAGGATTGAGCCGCACTTACGCGATTACATTGCGGCTGTAGTTTATGAGCAAACTAACCCCGTTAAGGGCGATGTTTCTGGTGTTATGGATGCTGTTCTTGCGAACAATGCGGCTCTTGTCGCCACGATTGGCGAATTGCAAGCGCGGGTGAACGACTTAGACGCCTTATTGAAGCTTCCGAGCTACAAGATCGCCAAGTTACTTGAACTGGCGGGTAAGGAATAAGCATGGCCCGTACTCGCGTCCCATCAGAACAGCTAAATTTTCGATCTGCTACCACTGGTGAGCATATCTTAGATGATTACCTTGAGGCTTGCGAGAAGGGGGGCTTTACTCTCCCTGTCTTGATGGACAATTTGTTTACTTCCTCTGGTGGCCTCAACCCTAGCGCGGTTGACTTCCGAGTGCAGCGAAATTCAAGTGGCGACCCTGTATTCCAAGCCCGCTTTGGGCATTACACGGACGCAAGTTTGGGTTGGTTTGATACCAACCAGAAATTCTTTAGGCATCGGGGCATTTATACTGCTGGTACTGCCTTTGAATTGCTAGACATGACCCAGCTTGGGCAACTGGTTTTTGTTTGTACTGACCCCCATACTGCGCCCGCCGTTTTAGACACGACTAAGTTCACACAGTTCTTTGACGGCAACGCGATCCTCTCCGAAATCCAAGAGTTTAAAACCAACTCCGAACCAAGATTAGACATGCTTGAGGAAGCTGTCTTGCTTGGCATCAACGTCCTTTAGAAAGGGAAAACGAAATGAGTACGCAATCTCTCAAGGAACTTGTCGATGCCATTAAGACGCAAGGCAAGACACTAGCTAACGCGACAGGCACAGCCGCCGCGACTTCACGCGATCTGGTTTATCTCTCAACCGCTGTTGAAAGATTATTTGGTGCAGACGCTCTATTGCAGATGGTTGATACGGCGTCCCGCCCTGTCGAGACTGTAGTTTGCACCCTTGCTACCGAGCAAGCCCGCACCCTGACCGACGAACAGGTTGCCCGAACCGTTATCAAGCTTACCAATTCGTCTAGTTCGCACAGTGCATCGGGTTATGTTCTGACAGTCCCGAACAGCGGCATTGCGTTTGTTGTAGATAACGAACTTCCGGTTCCGGTCACGGTCAAGACTTCCACTCAGACAGCCAACATTCCCACCATTCCCGCCAACTCGGTAGGTTGGGTATATTGTGAAGGCACAGCCGTCAGCCATGTCATTGATACCGCCGCAATCGCACAGGCAGTCACCACGCCTATGACAACCGCTGGCGATATGATGTATAAGGAAGGCGTCTCGTCGGCGTCAGTCGTGCAGCACAGCGTACACGTTCGCAACTATGGCTCGGAAAGCTACTACTACATTAAGCCCCAAGCCCATGACGCCAGCGGTTTTCACAGTAGCTTCGACAAATCCCCTACGTTCCCCATGCAACCCAGCGTCACCTACATCTTCGATGTCTCGGACGCATCTAACACGGGCCACATATTCTCGTTCTCGACCACATCGGATGGCACACACAACAGCGGCACAGACTTGGCCTCATTCGACGCGACTAGCACAGTCCACGTTACCCGC